TGCAATGTTGATTGCAGGCACTGTCGTGCGGATCATGTCCTTGGCATTGAAGAACTTGGAATCAGACAGAATATCTGAATCCTTGATTGTGGTATTCTTACGCAATTTATTTAATAGGTCTGACATAACTTCTCCTTGTCTGATTGTCCCAGTATATACGATATATCTTTATTTGTACACCATTAAGATGCAAGAATCTTATTTAATTTAGTAATGAAGAGATCGATCTTCTCGGCACGATTAGGCCAGTTGATGATCGGATTTTTATCTGCATCTTTCTTTAAGTTTGTAAGTAAAGGCATGATGGCATCGTACATTGCATGTGCCTTATCGTTGCCTTCTTGTTTGATTTCTTCTTCAGATGAAGTCGTGAAACC